AACGGCTGGGTTAGAATTTTTCTCCCTATCTACCAGCTTAACGGAATGGAATATATTCCCATGAAAGAACCTTATATCATAGGATAATAATAGGGATAACAAGTACCACTCTATCAAAACCATTTATTCACACTAAAAAAACAATGTTATGAAGACAAATATAATTTCTTATACAGCATCAAAAAACTACGTAGAAAACGGAACTACTTACAGAATTGACGTGAAAATACAACTTACAGACGAATGCAAGAACGGCGTATGCCATTGGAGTATAACGGCGGACATATACGGAAAGAGGCAAAACGGGCGTTTCGTTTGGTGCTCTGGCGGTTGCTGCCACAATGAGATATCAAAGCATTTCCCGGAATTTTCAAAGTTCGTAGCCCTTCATTTGTCCGACTGTTACGGCGCGCCTCTTTATGCGGTTGAAAACGGTTACTATCACATGAAGAACAGCAGCAAAGAAACCGTTATAGATTATTTGCGTATCACAGAAACGGAATATAATTTGCTTTGTCAGTCAGGAGATAAACAACACTTTAAATACCTTCTTTATACAATGGGAATCGTTAACCGCTGGAATGAAGAATCAAAAGCAGCTATTAAGGATCTGGAAGCGTTAACGGGTAATGAGTGGGTAAACCCTTACGAATACGACAAGGAGCGCAAACACATAGAGGCTTTCACAGATGAAGAAGCCGCCGAATTTAACGAAAGAATAGAATCAGGTTATTATACACCTGAAGCAATACAGGCGCGCAAGAAAGCAGAATCACGCAGGGCATACGAGGTTAAACGCGCGGAAATTATTTCAGACTATGAAAAGAAGGTTTCAAGGCTGGAAGAAGAAAAAACGGTTAAACTCTATATTCTTGATTCTGGGCTATCAATTGACAACGTAATATATTACGCAGATAGGAAAGAAGTTGTTTTCAATTGGTTGGAATATGGAGATAAGATAGGCCAAGAAATTTTTATAGACTTCTTAAATAATGTTGACTATTCCAAATTACCGGAAAGTATAACGTTTAAAATGAAATAGTATGTTCTGCGTTATGTTGCTATTGTTCGGTGCTGTATTGTTCATCAGCGGCACCGATATTACAGAGATAAGAAAATACAAGGATCAATCAGATAAATTTTAAGGTTATGAAAAAGTTAATATACACACTGTTACTTATTTTGACAAGACGCAAAGCGATACCATTTTTATGGTAAGCGTGAAGGGTGATAAGGTGACTAAGATTAACGGATATAAAAACCCGGATCACCTCTCTAAATTAAATAAGGCTTTAGCTGAAAACAGTACTAAGGTTTTGAGGCTTTCAAAGTAATAACAAATAAAAGATATACAATTATGAAAACAAAAACACAGCTTTCAGATTTTAACTTCCAGTTTTCCGGATACGGGCATTATAGAGTAACTTATACAAGTCCGGCAACTGGCAAGCAATGGAGTACGGTAATCAGTGACATGACATTGATAGACGCTACCAAGAATGCGGACGAGCCGAAACGGAAAGATTTGGAAGCGTTGAAACGGTTATGTAAGAATAATTAAAAGATATACGATTATGCAAACTGTTATATTAATGGATACGCTTATAATAAATGATTATGCAAAATATGATTCGTTTGATTATCCGACAATACCCGAAGAACTGGACGGGTTTAAATTGGGGGAAGTTGTGTACGATCAGTGCGGGGAAATAGGGGTTATATTATCCTTCAATGAAAAAAACGGAACCGCGCGTTTAAATTCAAACGGTTGTTGTGATGTCGGCAAATTAAAGAAGTGCCCTAAAGAAATAGCGAAAAAAGAGGTGTGTAAAATGGACGTGATACGGATATAATATCGGGAAATAAACTAAAGCAAAAGATTATGATAAAGATTACTCAGTTTGTAAAAGAGATAGGAACCGTCAACCGTTATTCCCTGTTAGGGAGGCTGAAAAGTGACTGTGAATACTTTTTAGGCTACGGAAACCGTTTTGAAAGACGCCTCTGGGCCGGGAATGTATCGGAGCATATATGGTGCATGAAAGTATTATACTACTTACTGCCTATTAACGGAAAACCGGAATGGTTGTCAATGACAGATATATTGAATTATGAAAAGCAGTATTTAATAAACTAATAGTTTAAAATAAGGAGGAGTAGACTATGTATTTAGGCTTTATACTTTGGGCGATAATTTTAGTTGTGATCGTGTGGAATACTAACCCGGCACTGGTTATTATATCCGCTGTGATAGGGGTTACGTTTGCGATTGCAAAAACAACAGATAATAAACCAAAAGAGTGATATGGAAACATTAAAGGACGTTTTTTTGAAAAAATACCCGCAATACGGAAAGGTGCTGCGGGTATATGAAGAGGTTAACGAAACGGAGTGCACCTTCGAGAGCATTACAAAACCAAGGTTGTACAACTTCGTTCAGGCTCTTAATGACAGGCTGGCAACAAACAGTGCTAAAACCTATTGCGCTATGTTTAAATCGGTTCTTAACCTGTACAGCGATATATATTCTTTCCCGAAAGGTTTTGAAGCTATATTAACCCTGAAGAAGGATGCCACGCAAAGTACATGGTTAACGGATGAAGAAATTAAAAAACTACTCTCATACGATCCGGTTAATGATACAGAACGGATAGTGAAAAACTGTTTTCTTCTCGGTTGTCTGACAGGTGCAAGACATTCGGACTACGTATGTTTTACAGAGGACAATATAATAGACGGACGACTGGTCTATATTTCCCAAAAAACGAAAACGAAAGCGGAGATTCCAGCGGCTCCGGCTGTGTTACGGATATTAGAGGAAAACAAAAGATACGACATTAGCCAACGTAAGCTGTCTGATGTGACATTTAATGATACAATAAGAAGTATTTGCCGGAAGTGTGGAATAAACCAACGAATAAAACTGTATCAGGCAGGCGAATATGCAACCGGGGAAAAGTGGGAGTTTATTTCCTCGCATTCAGCGCGGAAGTCTTGCGCAACAAACTTATATCTAAGAGGAGCGGATCTGTATTCTATCAGCCGGATGTTAGGGCACTCCAGTGTAACCATGACAGAAACGTATATTTGTTGCGGGCTGCGTGAATTGTCAGATAAGATAATAGGATATTTCAACGGGTTTAAATAATATGCTTTAAAACATACTGTATAAGATGAATTAAAGAGAGATAAACGGTATTTTTGCAAACAATTTTAAAAAAAAGGTTATGAAAACTTACGATGTACACTTCAACGACGCTAACGACTCTAATAGCAAAGGTTTTAATGAATCATTTGAGTACTGCAAAAATTATATAGAAACCTATAACGGTACCAATGAATCCTATTTCGAGGACTACAAGGGAGGAATCGTATCGATCGTGTGTAATGAAACCGGAGAAGAGGTTTATTCGGAGGATATAAGATAGAATGGAGCAAGAAAGTAGATACGCATACGACGAGGAAAGCGTAAAGCATATTGTGCACTGGGCTTTAACGGCCCAGCTGCCTACTCAAATAGAGCTGAGCGAATCGGAGAGTATATTTGATGTTAAGAAGTACATACAGGCGAACATAAACGACATAAACCAACATTTTCCGGACCCTTTTTACAATCCGGCAATTGACAGGTTGTACAGGTTGAAGGAATTTATGGATAACTCGCAATCCTGAAACGAACATATACACACAGCCCGGCGAACGATTTTGCATCTTTATAAAACCTCTTCCGCCGGGCTATTGAATTACAATTTACTGTCCATCTTTTCGAATTCTTCTTGTACGGACTTGTTTAGCACTTTGGCGTAAATCTGTGCAGTCTTTATGTCCGTATGTCCCATCATTTTTGCAAGGTTTTCAATCGAAACTCCCATATTCAATGCCATAACTGCAAAACTATGCCGGGCCATGTGCGAATGTAGGTTTTGTTTTATCCTTGCAAGCTCCTGAACGACTTTTAGCCTTAAATTATACTGATAGTTGCTTATTACGGGCAGTTTGAAATCGTATTTTTGCAGAATTTCCATTGCAGGCTTAAGAAGCATCAGGAAATACTCTTCTTCCGTTTTTACTCTTACGTCTCTTATAAAGAACTTGTTCCCTTTCTTTATTACACCGCTAAAATCAAAGTTGAACAAATCTGCATAAGACAAACCCGTAAAACATTGGAATACGAACAAGTCTCTAACCCGTTCAATGCTCTCGGATGCCGTTTTTAAGCCTTGTATTTGCTTTATCTGTTCTAAGGTGAGGTATTTTATACCTTCGCTCTTTCCGCGCTCAAATTTGAGCTTATTATACGGGTTGTCTTTCAGTAAATCATATTTGATGGCTTCGTTTATATATCTTTTCAGGCGCTTATGATAACCATGTATTGTCGTCTGTTTGTTATACTTCCTATGAAGGAAATTGTCATAGTGCATTATGTTAGCCGTAGTAACGTCCGTAAAGTAAACGATCCGACCGAACTCTTCCAGGGATGTTATTAAGGAGGCATGTGTATTTAACGTTCCTTGCCTGAGGTCGGTTCTTTCGCCCACTCTCCGTTTTATAAAATCTATAAAGCTTTCTTTTGTTTGGGAATACTTTAAAAAGTGTTCCAGCTTATCAAAACTGAAAGGTTCTTTGTTTTTTACCAACCCGTTTATGAACTCGTTGATGTTCCGCATTTGCGTATCAAGCCTTTCGTTGAGGTCTAAAGATTGAACGGTATTCTTAACCTTTGTTTTTTCGCTCCATTGGTCGGAATACAACCGAACGCCTGTACTTAACCATTTTCTTTTCCGTTCAAACAAAATTTCTATTTGAACGGTTCCTTTCGTTGTCTTGCTTGCCGTATGTTTACGGTCAAAAACAAACCTTAATACTGGATACTTCAT